CTGCTACATTATTAGGCATTGACAATTGTACTTCTAACTCCCAACCGTCTAAAATATTACTGAAATCATATTGTATAGGTGTGGGGTTGCTGCTTGCAAATAACTCTATATCGTCATCATTATTTTGCAATCTTAATTTTGTTAAAAAAGAATTTGCTATTGCAAAAGTTGTATTTAGATTGTCTAATTCGTTATCGTTTTTTAAAAACTTATCTGTAATAGGTCTTTTGGAAACATTGCGTATATCTAAAATCCAAATTGTAAAATTAAAAACAACAATTCCCTCTATTATTTGAGAGCCAGTTACGCTAAAATGAACTAACGGAAATATATTTTTTTTATCTACATCAATATCATTAATAACACCGTGAGTAATTGTATTAACAAACATGTCATTTTCAAAATGATTTTTTAAAAATTCTACTACTTTATAAAAACTATTCATACATTTTATTTTGTTTAATTGTTTGTTTTGCTAAATGTTCTTTAAATTCTATAAATGTAAGAAACGTAAAGATGTCAAGTTTTTTTGCTTTTCCATAATCAAACACATTTCCTCTAGCGACTGTATAAATTGATTGATACCAACCCCACTCGCTTGTAAAGTCGCTTCCAAAACTTGTTTCTGTTCCTGATTCATTTCTAAATAAGTTTGAATATCTTTCAACAACTCGTTCAACAAATTGCAAAAAAAAACCTTTGCACCGAAATAAACACTAATTGGTGCAAACTGCATTATGTGTTTGTGCTTTTCTGTATTCTCAAAAGTTTCTATTTGATACAATTGTTTTTTCTTTTGTATTACAGGGCGATACATTACTGCCATTTGCTCTAAATAACTATCTTTTTCTTTAAATAATCCGTCGAGTTCGATGTATTCGCCAGCCGTAATCTCTTCCAAGTTAGGAATAAAACCGAACTCTACACCATTCAAAGTAAACCTTTCAATATGCGTGTGTTCTTGTTTAATTACCTGTGTTAAATGGTCGCTTATTTCTTTAAAGTCCTTAGCACTTAAATTATTTTTAATGTCTTCGTAAGAAATATCACAAAAAATACTAATCATTGCTGATCGCAAATAAGTATCGTCTGTACTTTCTTCTGTACATTTTACAAAATCAAAAAACTGCCTGATTGTAATTTCGTTTAAATTTTCTGGTATATTTATCTTCATATTATTATAACGTATTTAAATGATATTGTATTTACCTTTGTTAGGGTTTGCTAATTGATAATACACGGCGTATCTTATTGCATCTAATGCGTGGTTATAATTATCAATAGGGGTATTGCTTTTCTTTTCCAACCAACAATAATTATTTAACTCTTTTATTATGTTTGTACTTTCCGCACTTATTACCAACTCGTAATCCTGTAGTAACGCTATTCCAGCACTAATCGAACCAGCACCCTTAACCGCTTCTACTATGTTTAAACCTTTGCTTTTAATTTCGTGTATCAATCTCAGACTTGCTTACCTCTTTAAAGTCCCCAATAATCCAATTTGTAAACACAACCCCTTCAGCTTTATCTAACCACCCACCAAGTATTACGTGTTTGTATTTCTTTTCGTTTGTTAATTTAATACGTTCTACTTCTTCAATAAAAGAATTATCTAAATTCTCGTAATTATCTAGGTAAGTAGTGTGTATGTAGGTAGTATCATTATTTATTCCATTAAAGCCTGTTTCAACACCTCTATCTTCAAAGAAACGTTTATAAATCCAATGCTCTTTTGTTGCAGGGTTAAGAATTAATATAATTCTGTTTTGTTTACCCTTTTGACGAATGGATAAATTTATTTTATCAAATATTGTCTCATCTTTTAGCTCTTCTGCTTCGTCTAATATCCACGTAGTAACCCCCTGTAAAGATTTTAAATTAGCCGTCTGGTCGCCTGAACTTGTTTTTATCCCCCTAAATATAATTTTAGAATTAGATTTTTTATTTATTATCTCGGTTTTGTTAACTTCAAAAAAACTATTCAACTCCATTAAGTCTATTTTTTCTTGAAACTCTGGTATAATAGACAAATGTGCCGACGTCATTGTCTGTCGTGTAAACAAAATAGTATGATTTTTTTCAAACGACAAAAGGTTCGCAAAAGTACCAACCCCAAAACTCTTTGAACTTCCCCGTCCACCAGTTATAATAAAGAAACGTGTATTGTTTGAAAACAACGGACTGTATTTGTTATTTAGTGCTATCAATTATTGTTTTTTTTTTATAATCTAATAAAAAGTTATTTAAGCTTGAAACATCGTAATTATGTTTGTCTTTATAAACTAAATAAAACCATACTACTTAAATTTAATTACATCCTTTATATCAAAGTTTTCGTTCCTGTTTGTGTTTTCACTTTCTACAAAAGTCATTGATAATTTCTTTAACTCTTCTGGGGTTGCTATTAATTTCATTAAAGCCATCTGTAATGCTGGTGCGTTGGAATTATACCATTTTGAACGCATTGAAACTTTAAGTTCGGTGCGGTTTTTGTTTAATAACTCTTTTAGTTCGTTCGATTTTTCCGAATTAGCTGGGAAGAAATCATAAAACGTGGTCTTGTTGCAAGGTAAAAAAGATACTATGTCATCAACAAAAAACAGTTTGTGCTCTACAATAACCTCCTTGGCTTGTTCAAATATTTTTTTTCTATCGTACGACATCTTTATATTTTATTAAAAAATCTTCTTATTAAATAACCTCTAATAAAAGAAGCTATAAAAAAAACTAAAGTTATAATTATATTTTGTGAGAAAGTAACTGGTATGTTAAGCATTGGGTATAATACTAATTGAATTAAAAATGATATTATCATTCCAATCATAACGTTTATTATACTTTCAATTAAAGAATGTTTTTTTGATTGTTTCATAAATTTATTAATTTTTACATTCCCATCTGTAGTTGTTATCTTTGTCTATGTTTATAAAATTGGTCCATATAAAACCGTTAGGTTGCAATGTACCACTGTTCTTAATAGAAATGTCTACTAATTCCCATTCCCCTCTGTGCGTGTAAACAAATTGCAGTCCGTAGTTTACTAATTGATTTTTGTAAAACATTTTACGGCATTCGCAAGTTTCAATTTTTTGTTCTTGTGGTTCTTCTGGTTCGCAACTTGAGGCAAAAGAAAATAAAGAAACGATAAGTAATAATAATTTAGTTTTCATAATTGTTAAGATTAATATTAGAATCTTTTAACTCTAATCTATTAATAAAGTCTTTTAAAATTTGTATTGAATTTTTGTCTAAAGTAATTTCTGTGGTATTCATTTTATCACTTAATAAAATTAACATTTTTTCTTCAAATTCAAAAGTAATTAGACTTTCATCTTTTGAATGAAAAAACAAAATTTCTTTTTCTTTTTCTTTTTCTTTAATCATAATTATATAATTTAGTTAATTGTTTAATAATAGATTGATAAACGGCACCACAAGTATCACAAGGAACTATTTTTTTATTAAATGTATTTGAATAGATTTGCAAAATAGCTTTAACATCGTCAAGGGTGATTATTTCTTGGTTTTCTCTGTCTAAAAAACTTTTAAAAACCGCTTTGTCATCGTTACTCATTTTAGTAACTTTTTTAAAAGGAAACATTGTAGCTAAATTTATTACATCTTTTCTACCTTTGCAACCTTCGCACTCTTCGATTCCAATTGTTTTTGCAATTTCGCCGATAGCATCTCCAACTCCACGTATTTTTTTGACTCTTCCCATATTAATTTTTTTAATTTGTTTTTTGTTTTTTGAACCAAAGATATTGAAATCCCTGATTTTCTTGAAAACTCTCTTAGTCCCATTTTACTTGAAAAATGTATAATTACCCTTTCATACTTTTCTAAACTTTTATAAGCGTTTTCATAGCTTTTTTTTTGTAATAAAAAAGTGTCAGTTTCTTCTGCTTCTTCTTCTTCTGGTTTCAGTAAAAACTCGTATCTTTGGTTTCTTTTGTAAATTCTTTTTTTTTTTCTTTTGCTTTCAATAAAAATAGACCTTAATACGGAATAAATATATCCGTCATCTACTTCTTTATTTACTTGGTGCATTTTAATATACATATCCTGCACTAAATCATTAGCTGCATCTTTGCACTTACATATACTTAAGGCAACTTTTAACCATTTGTCGTGTTTTAAAACTATTTTATCTAACATATATTAAAATAAACGTCAAAAGTAATACTTTTTATAAACATAAGCTTAATAAATCAACATTTTTTATAATAATTGAGTTGTTTAAACTAGATCTAATTTCATTAATTTCTTTAGATATATCTTTGTAAAGTAGTATTTGATTTTTTATTGAATTATAACCGTGCATTGCCGTTGCGTGGTTTCTGTTTAACATATTTGAGATTTTAAAATACGATTCGTTTGTTTCTGTCCTTGCTAGGTAAAAAAATATAAAACGTGCTTTTGCTATTAAAGCAGTTCTTTTTTTGCTTTTTAACTCATCAACATCTAATTTGTAGTAAAATGCAATTGTTTTTAATATTTCGTTTTTATCATTCATTTTGTTTAAAATATTTTAATTTTGTTTAACATAATTTTCAATCAATATTGTTTTTTTTGCTCTAACTTCAATTTTGGCTTTTAAGCTTTTATTTAATTGATTTGAAGCAATACTCTCTAAAATTAATTTTACTTCTTTACGTTTAAGATTATCCGTGTGTTTTTGGCTTTTTAATTCTATTTCAATTTCTTCTTTGGCTTCTTTTAACTTTTTATCATAATAATAAAAAAGGTTTGGGTTTTCAGTACTTGGGGTTTTAATTAATCCACGGTTAACCAGTTCCGTAAAAATATGTGTGAACGGTTCTAAAATTTGCTTTGTTGTACAGAAATGATTGTATTTATCATTTATTGCCTTTGTCATTATTTCAGATTTTTCTTTTTCTGTTAGTTCTTTCACTTGTTGATTGTTTTGGTTGATTATATTAAATTCTATTTTTTTTTCTCTTTTCCAATTTTGATATTTTTTTAAAATTTGAGATATATAGTTAGAATCAAATAACTGGTAATGTTCAGTTTTTTCTTTAAATATCCCAAATCGTTCCAACTCAAAAGCCTTAATTAAATCTTCTAAACCTAAATTTGACCAATAGCCACCGAACATATTGACGATATCTTGCTTTATTAAATTATCAATTGGGTTTTTTATTTGCATAAGTGCCGATGTTTGAGTTATCCAACCACCAATCAAAAAAACAAAATTTGCATCTTTTTTAATTTCACTTAATTTTTGAAATGAATAAGATTTTTGTAAAAATGATTTATTTGGTAATTGCAAAGTATTATTAACAGATTCTTTTTTGCTTAAATAAAATTTTTCTGAGCTGCTTATTTGTATATTATTTTCCATACTATTTTTCTAACCAAGGATTTATAATTCCAGTCATATCTAAATTTTTTTGAATGGTTTCAATTGTTTGTCTACCCACTACAATTTTTTCTTTTTCTTTTTTTTCGGAACTTTTTTCTTTTTCAAATATTTTTTTATTTTTAAACCAAGTTTCTAATCTACGTTCTATGTCCCAAGTTTTCTCGAGTTCCTGTCGAAATTTGGTATTTGACTTATTTGGTTCAGTCCAATACTTGTAAAATTCATTTAAAAAATCTTTTCCATAAACATCTAAAAATTGATTTAAAGTGGAAGCAAATTTTAATTTGCGATCATTTATACTATTTACTTTATTCTTTATTATTTCTTCTTTATTCTTTATTATTTCTTCTTTATTATTTATTGCTATAGGGGTATGCACTTGGGGTATGGGTACAGATACCTTATTAGGGCATCCCTCTACGTACCCCCTAGGGGGTGCTTCTAGGGTATCTACCTTTTTGGTTGCAAATTCATAACCAACTACTTGTTTTTCAAGTGAATGTTTTTGACTTAAAAAAGCGAATTTTGCCATCCCAGTAAGTTCAGGTTCGATACCTGTAAATTGATATTCGCATATCGCCATTAAGTAATCTGACCGTTCTTTTTCGTTTGTGATTTCTTTTGCTATATCGTAATAGCTTCGGTAAAATTTGAATTGTTTACGGTTATTAAAATTATCTTTATTCATATTAAAAAAATAGCCCACAATTTCAGCCAGGCAGGGCTTACTCTTGTGAGCATTTTAAAAATGTCTTTATTACCTATTGAGCCTGCCTGAACAATAGATGTGCAAATATAATTATTTTTTATTTATTTATCACAAAACTATGATAATTTAATTGATACGCTCTGTAAATAAAACCAGGTTGTTTTTTTAGTGACTTCCATTCGTGAATACTCATTTGTTTAATTCCAACGCAAATTCCTTTTAAATCTAATTTTACAACCTCAACCTCAATCTCTATCATTATTTCGTATTTGACCAAATTTCTAAATATAAATCAATAGCGTTTTGCTTTTCGCTTTTTAATAAAATATGTTTATGATAAGTGTATGAATTACCAAACTTATTTTTATTTTTTAATTTTATAGTTTCAATATTCAAATTATGGACCAGTTTTAAATTGCTTACTCTAGTTCTGAAGCCACTCATCCACGCAAAGTCCAGAATTGAAACGCTACCTTGTAAAATTAGGGCAAATAAAACTTCTTGTGTTGCTGTTTTAGGCTTAGGTAAACCTTTAAATATATCATTCATTTTTCTAATTAAATTTAGTTTTCAAAATCCCCACCTTACGACAATAATCCGCCGTTACCAGCAATGCCAGCGACACCGCTAAAACAACCGTAATTGTGATTTAAAGTCATTAAAACGATTTTCTTGTTTCTCATAATATTCTGCATCAATTTCAAATCCAACAAAGTTGAACCCACCTTTATACGCTGCTATCCTACTGCTTCCGCTTCCTAAATGTGTATCTAAAATCAAATCATTTGGTTTTGCATAATTTGCTAAAATCCATTCGTATAATGCCACAGGCTTTTGGGTTGGGTGTATTCTTTTATACTGCTGTGCTTTTATTCTATTGTTACTCACATTATTTTTGTCTTTTGCAATACTTCGTTTAAAGATGCGAATACCTCTTCCAAAAGACTGCCATGCCATTTCCGCTTGTGCAAAGTGCATTTTTTCGTCTTGCATTTTATCCCAAAGGATCCAGTCTTTTGTTGGTTTTAAATATTCAGTAAAGTAATTGCCGCCCCACACAATTTGATTTTTAGAAACTCTAAATAATTCATTCCAATATTCAGCAGTAGGAATTGCGTTATCCCATTCTTTTGCGTTGTATGTTGTTATTTTATCAATGGTATTATTATTATATTGTATGATTTTTGAAATCCCAATCCCATAAGGTGGGTCAACTATTGCTAAATCAAAATGGTTATCTGCATAGCGTTTTAATGCCGTTACACAATCTTCCAAATAAACTTCCGATGATGGCACTGCTGGTAACACGTGCCTTGTAAAAGCAGGGGTTTCCGTTTTCAAAGCAACATTTTCGTTAAATAAATCATTCATTTTTTAAAAATTTAGTTAATTCTTTGTATTTAATTTTTAAAACTTCTATATCAGGAATTGATAGCTTGTTGCTTTCATTTCGTTGTTGTAAAAGTTTGTTGTATTTATCAAAACCAATCCTTTCAGGTAGCCTTATTGCGTATTCCGCTATATTACCGTGTTTATGTTGGTTACAGGCAACGCATTGACCGTGTACGTTGTTTTCGTTGAAACGTAAATTTGCATAAGCACCCACACTAAAATAATGACCAGCATCAAATTTTGAATTTAAAACCGAACCGCAAGAGATACATCCTTTATTTTTATCTCTTTCACGAATATAAGTATTAAAAATAATTTGAAGTTCACGCAAATAATCCTTGTGAGTTTTTAATTTTTCTCTCTGAATTTTATCTTCTTTTTTTTGCTTATTAGCTTTTAATTTGTTTGCGTACGCAATAGCACATTTAGGCGAGCACACTGGCACTAATTGTCGGGTCGGTGTGAAAACTTCTGAACAAACTTTACATTTGCGAGGTTTAATTTTTATCAAAATCTAAATTTAAATTTAATTGTTTAATTTCTGCACCAGTTTTTCTACAAAACTCTAATTTTTCACGAACTAATTTAATAATTTCAAGTTGTTGGGATATTGGTATTTCATTTTCAATAAAAAGTTTTATAATTTCATTTGCTTTTTTTATAACTGCAATTTTTTTTTCTACTTTCATAATTCTAATTCAAAATTTTTAGCAATTTCAAGACTTAAATTTGTCAAATATTCCCTTGATTTTTCGATTTGAGAATATAAATTTTTTATTAAATTTTCGTCTTTTTGAATTTTAAAAATTTTTACTCTTAAATTTTCGGGAATTTCTCGAAAATCAGTAAACCATTCTAATTTAACCGCAGGGTTTTCATTGCAAAAATCTTCTAATCCTTGTGAAGTGTAAATCATATTTGAAACAATTTCAGTAACTAACTTAATACTATCTTTTCTAATATTACCTTCGTTATCTATGAGATTGAATTTCCAATCTGCACGCCTTAATTCATCGTTAATCATTTTAAACGGCGTATCTACTAAACAATAAATTAATTCAGCTTCTGTATGTCCACTTAATTCCATATAGCCATTTAATTGGCAAATATAATTGGTATTTTTAATTTCAGTATCGTAAAACGGAAATGTTGTGTAGTCCCAACTGCTTTTTATGTCCCTAACTTTACCTTTGCAATTGTCGGGTGTTCCACAAATAAAATAATTTTTGAAAAAATCCTCATTTTTATAAAATGGAAAATTTGATACTTTTGAATATAACGTTAAAGATTGCTCCTCAACCTGTATTCCTTTTTCAAGATATTTGTTTTTTAAATCCGATTTTCTTTTAAATAAAACTTGTTTGTGAATTTCATTAAGATAATTTTGCGTGGTAATAGGCAAATCATTTTTAGCGTGTTTTTTTGCTAATAATTCACCCAATGTAACAATTTGCTTTTCAGTAATTTTACCTTCTTTATTCTTTTCTAATAGCCTTTCAAGTTCCGATTCCTGGTTAGAAGTTAAGGTAGGCTTTACACCCACCATTAACTTTCCTAAACTCGAACAACGGAATAAATAATCTTCAAAATTTAGCGTTGAATTTTCCATGACTGCAAGGTGTTTGAATATTGTGTTACTCCGTTTTTGTCTAAATAACTACGCCCTCTTAAATTAAAAGATACCGTTATAACTTCATCAATAGTGTAGCTATCTATCAAATCAGTTTTATCTTGGTGCAATTCAAATTTTACTTCTTGTGGATATTGCTCTTGAGTTTCAATTGCAAAATCCCTTTTTCTAAATTTTTCTGAAATTTGTTTCGTTTCTGCAACATAAATTAATTTTCCTGTTAATTCCATTTTTATTTTGTGTTTTGGTTAGTAATTAATTGAATTTCAATGTTTTCAAAATTTGTTTGTAATCTTGCGTAAACTTCTTCTGGAACACTGTTTTTTAATTCCATAAAATCGTCAAGCGTTTGTACATTATTTAAAAAGACTATAGTCCTTTTATCTTCTTCGCTTGTGTTTAATTCGTTTAAATCAATTGGCTCGTTATCAACATATTTGAAACCATTATCTGTAATAACACTTTGATCGCTTTCTTGTGCTTTTTGCATTTCAATACTCAAAGGAGCAAAACCACTATTCAAATGTAATTTAACAACGGTTTTTTTCGCCATTTTTTCAAAATCGTCTTTCCAATTTCCAAAACCTTTTTTATATGTTTGTGAATATTTTTTAGCGTGCTTTTCAATATCCTGAACACTTAAATAGTAAGTAGATTCAAAACCATTTAGCAATTGAAAATAAGAAGCGTAACCGATTATAGTTTCACTTTGTTTGTTTTTCCAATCAAAATGATACCCTACAAAACTATTATCTTCAATAATTTGTCCTTGGTAAACCGCTTTTACTTCTAAACTCTTGTACTGATTTGAATTTATTGCAAGTTGTCTAAAACCTTTGTAACCTATTTGAAATTGTGCATCTTTTCCATAAGGTATAATATAGGCAAAACCTAAATTATTGTTAATTGGTAAACCTAAACTTGTTGCGGTTAGACAAGCGTTGAAAATAGATGATGGTTCGCAATTTTGAAGACTAACATTTGCATTAAATAAAGATAATGTACTTGTTATAAATTGGCTTTTTCTTTCACCTAAAACCTCTTCAATTCTTTGTTTAATTGCAGGACTGTCTAATAATTGTAAAAATCCTTTTTTTTGTGGTTGTGTTTGTACGTTACTCATAAAATGTTTGTTTTAAATTGTTATAAAATTAATTTGTTATTCTACTTTGGTAAGAATTTTTGACTTTTGCCTGTTCACATTGCTTTTGCAGGTTCTCAAGTGCTGTAAATTCGTGTTTAAGCAATTTTCTTATTTCCGCTTTATGTATTTCTATCTCTTCAAGTCTTTGTGCTTCAGTACCGAAAACTGTAAAAAATGTAGATTTCTTTACGTGTACTATATTTGACCTTAACATTTTTATAGCATCTCTAATTGCTAGTAATTCATTAATTGATTTTTTCATAATTTTTTGGTTTTAATTTTTTTTTTAATACCATCTGACTAATAAAAGTCAGATGGTTTGTGTCCTGTGCTTTCATACGAATCAGTAAAGCCATTTTTTTTACTCATTATGTGATAGTTGATAACTTCCTGAAGTTCTACATCGAAAATTTCTTCTATTTTTTTTATTTGCTTATCTGTTAAAACAATTTCTTTATCAAAAGACGTGGCTTCTATTGTCATATCGGAATATTCTCCATCTTCGCAATAAACATTTAATTCATAACTTCTCCACTTTGACCGCATACCTAAATTTAAATCGGTATCTTCTGTATCTCGTTTTAATTTTTCTAATAATTGTTCAAAAATTTCTGTTTTCATTTTTATAAATTTATTTGTTTGTTATTACTTTGCAAATATACGTCCTTTTTTTTAAAAAACAAGTTTTTTGTAATAAATAATAAAAAAAACAACATTAATGATAATTTATTTTTTTATTTAAAAACAAATTGTATCTTTGTAAAATAATTTTAAATAAATAAAAATGCAAATAAAAAAAACCGCTTTAGAAAATCTACTTTATGAAAGTGGATTAACACAGATTGAATTTGCTAAAAAAGTAAATGTAAACATTACTACTTTTAGAGCACAATTAAAACAAAAAAAAACAGTAGACCTAGCCATTAAATACGCTGAAATTTTAAACATAAATAGAGTAAAAGGCTATACAGAAGGAAAAAATTATTTTGAATTAGTTA